GACAGTATAATCTGTGAAGATTATTGTTCGTAAGAACACCACCGACGTTTGTGGGTAACCCGACGTCGGAGCGGGAATGCTCGAACCTCTGTTGCAGGTACGGCCGTGAACGTTTTTGCAAACGTTTTAAGGTCGCATCTATCAGCGGCAATATGACTAGTGGGCTGGATTAATTTCCAGCGTAGCTTTTCATATCCCGTCAACGCCCGTATATAACGGGGTGATATAGGAACCAGTGTCTTGATCAAGACACGGTGAGTATGCCTACATAATTTTGTAGGCAAGCTCACGGTATCGTATACTGAAGAGGTGAGACGTCTGAAACAGATGAAGCCTACAGGCCTATTATGATCAATAATAGGTACTGGACCATACTTTCGTATGATCAACTTCATCCATAAATCAGCCGTCTCCCAGTAGCCGTGCGAATAGAGATGATTGCTCATCTCTACGCTTGACAGCAACTGTTTCGTAGCAGAACTGCGAGGGACCCATACCGTCCGGTAGCGAACCGGCGTAACGTTGACACCTTTATAGGCATCAACGCCGCAGGATTCTCTGAAGAATCCCGACGTACAGCACTTCTTGGAGTTGAACATAAGTCCAACTTTAGGAAAGTACTGAAATGCAGCACCATAGTCTTCGGTGCGCATGATGAGGTCATCCCCGTACACACGAACACCCTCGAGCGCTCTTCTTCGCTTATCGCGAGGAAGAACCGCGTCGGGGCACGCATGTATACTACACGCTACGGATAGTGCCCAGAATACGAGAGCCTCTACGGGAAAGCATAATGCTGACCCCATAGGTGCAAACTTATTCAACTGCACTATTTTTCCATTGGGCAACTTCGTACTTGCTGACCGTGAGGCCAGCAGATACGGAAGAAGGTGCGTATCACGAAAAAGCGTCTCTACTAGTTGCAGAGACACTCGATCGGATGCGTCCTTCATGTCCAATGTAACCCATCGTGCGCCCAATGATCCATACATAGCATACCGTTGGTTGACAGACTGATCGGTGAAATTCACACGACCAGCCGTTAACCGATGGCACTCGATTGCTCTAACGAGTTCTCGAGATATTGCTTGTTGGACGAATTGGTATTCGACGGGTTCGCAGCTTATCAAACGCGGACCGCGCGAGTCCTTCGGCACGAGTACGACTTTCGCCGTACCTCGATCCGAAGAATCACAGCGATGCAACTTGTGATAATTATCACAAATGTCCATCGCCCCCGAATAGAAGTATTCACAATATGGGAATACTTCGTCCAGGGTGGGATAGAAACGCTTAAAGCGCATCTTATTCCAGTGTTTCTCGCCAGTTGATACAGTACCAGGACCGTGTCGAGGAATAAATTCCTCCACTCGAACACTTGACACAACTTCTTTAATAAGGAGATGTGCGGTGTGAAGAATAGGTAAGTCAACCTCTTGTAAAGGAGGGAGACTTGCAATTTCTTCGTCGGTCTGTATGAACTGACAAATGACTTTGTCATTTGTCGATGTCGCATATGGTAATTCTAACTTATAGAAATAATAAGTTAGCTGCCGTAGGTGCCTAACACTTAGCGGACATGCTGAAAGGAGCTCTCGCCCCTCTTCATCGAATACTCGCTCAAACAACCAACCGAGAAATCTCGGGGTTGTACGTCCTTTGGCTCTTGCGAGCCCAGGAACGGAGAGAGCAGTACCAGATCCGAGGGAAACATCTATATGCTTCCCCAAGAGTGGGAGAGACTTCGTAAAAAACGAAGACCCCTCCTTAGATACCCGCGCCTTAACATAGTTAAGGTCATGGTTGACAGACATGTCAGGATATGTGCTAGCTACATCCCGCAGTAGAGAGGCAAACACGTCGAGCATATGCTCGACCAGGCTATTCTGTATTTCCATAAGGTAAATACTCCTAGCTGCTGACTTGCTACCACGGGAGCCCGTTTGTATTACAGGTACTCGCGCATAAGCGCGAAGGAGATAGCTCCGATAGTGCCCGCTAGCATATAGCTAGCGGACACGTAGACCATTTACATGGTCACTTCTATCTGGAGCCTCGATAGTGAACGGTGTTCTACGGTTCACCATTGAGGAGCTTTACGCCCAGCGTAGTGCTGATCGCGTAAGGTATGCTCCCGGGTGACACTGCTGTGGGATCTGTCGCAAAAAACGCCAGAACCTGAGCAAGTGCCGCCTTTACCTGAATATAGGTAGGATCCGCAAGCGACGGCCAAGGCCGATCGATTACGAGATATACCGCAGACGTCTCCGTATTAAGCAGACTTGCGTCTGCATAAGTGGAGTCGATACGCAAAACTGAGCGCTTTCGCTTAGTTTTGTCATTCTGATCGTGAGACACGGTCAGAAGACCAGTAGATTGGCCAGTTTGCAATCCAGATACCTGCTGTCGGAGAGTTTTACTCCCGACAGTGGATACTAGATCGTAAACGGCTGAAGTATTGGCGTTACGTAGCGTAGTAGGGTCAGCAATCATTGTTGTCCTTTCTATGTATACTGCGTCGTGGGCGCTGCAAAACGCCCGTTTACCCTGCCTGAGCTCTGAACCCAGTCTGTCTGCGCCCGTGCCTTCGCACAGGACGCGCACAGTTGTGGCCAAGAGCGAGCGCGAGGACGAGCTTTCTAAGCTCGTCCATCGGAGGCAGGACTCGTAACGGATCCTCAGTCACAGGTGGACAAGGATGCCGGTGGTACAACCGACTACGATCTTGATAATTCTGGTACGAATAAGTACTAGGATCATTGAAGTCATAGACGGATGCACTTAAGGGAACTCTTACAGCTCCCTCATTCAGGCAATCGGCTTTCACGCTAACGCAAAAGTCGATAACCCTCATCTTAACCTTGAGGTTCGGGTTACTAAACTGTTGGTGTAACCAATCACCAACATTGAAGAACCAGTCCACAAGGAACGAGAAGGGTATCATGTTCCAGAGTACTTGGGGATCCCAATAGATATTTACCATATCTAGAATGTTCCACACGTACTTTAGAATACCGAGCGCTTCCTCACACCAATAGGTGTACTTCATCGTAGCTATCCACTCGGGAGCTCGAAGGTGAGATGTCGTTCCCGACATATTACCAACGAACCCGTGCGGTGCTATGGGAGTGCCTTGCGGCAACGAAGCGAACTCGACCGGACTCAACGCGCCATCATATCCGAAGTTCAAAACACGAGGAATAATATCATCCTCAGTTAAGATCTTCTTATAGTGTGTGACGTGGACCTTGTGTTCGTTCGCGCACCATTGTTTGAATCTCCCATGAAATTCATTCAACAGTGTGAGAACTGAACAAACATCCTGTAAGAACGGCCGCCATCCAAACTCCTCGTTCAGAAGACCAGAAGAAATATTCTTCAAAATCTTCTTCCGACGAGACCAAAACTCAACCATTCTCTTTATGTCTTTTAGTTCATAAAGAAAGTTGATAATGGATAGATACTTCGGCATACGAATGCGCTTGCACATCGAGCGAAAAGCTCGATGATTAAGTGCTTTGTCTTCCGTCATCTCACTAACT